GTATAGTAAACTGTAAATGGTTTCTTTCTCTTCTGTATCGTATCGAGAGTTTCGTGATTCATCACACCACCGTTGGATGCAAAGTCATCTTCCTCTAACCAGTGAGCAACCGATGTAGTGCGACCATCTTCAGTGCAGTACCAACCAGATACAATTGGTCGAACCTTTGATTCATCAACTGCAACCTGTGTACCAACGACCTTTGTAATTACCTTTCCATCTTTATCTTTTAACTCAACACCTTTGTTATCCTTGACTGTTTCTCTAACTTCCTGCTTTGTAATAGCTTCTGCAGGAATTGAATTTAAAATTAACTGATAGAACTTTGCTGTATCGAAAACTATATCAGAATCAATCCATAATTGCCAATCATATTCTAATTTACCATCCCAAGGTAACTGATCAGGCCCTCGAAGAACATTTGCACCCAAACATTTACAACGGGCGAAATTTACCATCGAAGAATAATCCTGAGATATCTGTATACCTCCACCTGCTTGTACAATATCAAAGCATAACTGTACAAAATTCTTCAGATAAGTATATGATACTCCTCGACCCGGAAGACAGAAGACTATCTTTTTTCCTTTGATTAATGCTTTCGCTAATTCATAATCCCATTCAGGTTCTTTCTGAACAGGTGCCTTTGATTTGACCTTAAAGCCTTTTGCCATAATTAATTCATTACATAATTATATTTTACATCAATATCTATACGTTGTCAATAAGAACTTTCTTCAAGTGTTGGAACGTAATCTTTCGTGTTTTCCGTAACACATGAATAAGTTATTTCTTCTTTCCAATAAGAAGTATAAAGTTTATTCCATATTATATCAAATTCATGTTGATCTAAATTTTTAAAAAGACATTTATCGTTTAAATAGATGTGATAAGTGTTACACATGGGTCTTTCCGAAATACTTGTAGTGAATAATTGGTTTAACTGTGTTAATTATACTATACAATACTGTATTCTGTCTAGCAGTTACTGGAATAAACTCAGTGGTGTGATCAAAATCTTCGTCACGAACTGCTTGATTAATAACAATCGATCCATTAACTCCAGAGATGGAGCGATGGTATGTGCCTTTTGGAATGACAAGGGCTCCGCAATCTCGATTTAAGTGCACGATATGATACGGGTCTGACCACTTTGGATTCACCAACTCAAATGTGCGATCTCCAGACAAAACTCTGTTGTGGTCAACCTGATGGTAGTGGATATAAAACTGTTTGATTCCATCATACTCATCAGGTGGACTTACTGCAGGGCCTGCATGTTCAACTAGATCCGTCGCATTATTGTTCTTTACAGAGATATCATAAAAAATTACATCGGTAGTTTCTCGAAAAACCTGATGTTTTACAAATTCAATTTCATTCATCACTTTCAGTAATAATTACATCATCATCATCAATCTTCCAGTTGAGATTTGTATCTTCATACCACCCCATTTCATTGATGATCCACTCTGGTATTATAGCACGATACTCTCCAGTTACTGTATCAATCTCTATGGATGTAATAAAGCCCCCGGAATTTTTTTGCATTCTGTGAAAACCTGTAGTCGTTTTTATATAGCGAAAAAAAATTTTACAATGCCTGTTATATTTGTGTCGCTTCCGTAACACTTTGTAGACTAGGGGTGTCGCGCGTTTTTATAAACGGGGGGATCAACAAACAACAACTGCTGATCCCACGAACGAACGAATGGCTATCCCCCTGCCATTCGTGAGTATAAGAAGTTGCGTCTGCTGAATGTCATACGATCCACCAGTTTGTAAGTACCAAACCCATTATCAAAAACGTAACCTTCATGCTCTGCTTCATCACCTTGAAAGTAAACTTCTAAACTGTAATCATGTCTACACTGATACAACGCAGCAAGTTTGATACAACGAACCAACGACCACAAACGGATCAAGTTACGATCCACTCCCTCAAATTCAAATGTGTCTGGGGATATGTCCTCACCATTACGGATCGCTTTATTAAATGCTTTCTTAAGTTTACTTGCTGTCTTTTGATCCACGAACTCAACGCTTGCTGCAATCTGTCGGGCAAACTCAACACGATTACCCAGTTCAAAACGATTGTCCTTACCATCTAACTGATTATAATACCCTGTGTACATTCTACACTTCGGGTGAACAAAGCGGACTAACTCAGTTGATTTCAACTCACCCTGATTGATTGGCAATCCGTAAGCATCACGAAGTCCATTATCACCCAATTCGTAACGGGTATGCGGTGCAATGAGTACATCTTCACCCGTGTAATCTGGGAATAAGTATGTTAATGTATTGGGTGTATAATCCCTTTCACCACCAAACCCGATCCAGTCACCTTGATATATGTAAGGTGTATCAGGTAAGCACTCCAAACACATATCCAGTATTTCAACTAATACGGGAATGTGTCCATAATAATGTTCAATATCCGATCTGCTATAACATATCTTCGGTTCTTTCTTATTAAATACAGACTTCGTGCCTACAAACTGCATACCACTGACAGGGCAACGACCCCAAACAATTGCTGGGGCCCCGTCGATCTTAACTGATAGACGACCCGGTGATTGAAACCAACCGAGTACGTCTAAGTCACCTGTAAGAATTGTGTCCTCTGGGTGTTCAATGTGTCGAATGTTTGTCATAGGTCGCAGTATGCAGTAGTAATTTTTTCCATGATTGAATTAATACGATCCATTACGGGTAATCCCCCGATTAAATCAGATGCGGGGGTGTCTGGATCTGCGTAGGAAACGTAATCGTCCATTGCTCTTTCAATGGTTTCTAATTCCGCTTCGGTGAATAAAATTGGTTTCATTATACAAAAATAGGATCAGCGTACTTTGAACAGGGGTGTGGTTGACTTGGTGAGCAACCGAAAGAGGCAATGAACTCATCTAAAAAAGAGATGTCATCATCAGATAGATCATCAAAATCAACCTTTGCGATTGATTGGACTCCCCACTCTGCGACCTCAAAAACGAACTCTTCCCAATCGCAACATACATAAGCAACATTTTCAAAGTTGTCTACTTCAAGTATTCTGTCTGCGATTCTATTTCCTAATGGTGTGAATACATCACCTGATGGGTTTGATGCTACTAATTTTGTCATAAACTTCGGGGGTTTTTGTTTATACTATTATTATAAAAGATGATCCACGCATTTGGGGTTAATATGCGTGAATCGACACAAAACTTAATTTGGTAAGTAACCTGCAAATTCCATACCGGGCTCATCATAAAACCAACTAATTCCAACATCTGGGAAGTTTTCTTTGATCTTATCAAAGATTCCATAAGGTGGCGACCACGCGGTATTAAATCCAAACTCTGCCCAACCTTCATCAATTTCTGCTGTGAATTTGTCACACATATCCCACTTCGTTCCCCAGTTGTCGCAACACCAGTGATACCAACGATCGTCGTTTTTGCCATCTGGGAAGTTATAAGTTTCAGCAACTACTTCACCATCTGAGTTTTTGATCTCCTCTTTAATTGGAAGTTCGCCTTTATCGTTTGGAATTTTTGTGAAGTCAGGTCTGGGAAAAATTGCATTAAATGGATCAGGCCCATCCATAAGTTCACATAACCTGTCGAACTGCTCTGAAGTGTCTCCGTTGTCGGATAACCTAACTCTGTTTTCGCACCAATTTGGCATAATTCTTTGGGGGTTGTTATACTTATTATAATCAAAAACCCCAGAAAAAACTGGGGTTGTTGTGACAGTAATTAAACTGTCATACCTGATATAAAAGGAACAACGGAACCTGATAATCTATCTGATAGGTACCAAACCCAATCTTTTTGAAAGATTCCCATGCTTGGAACAAACTCATCTAAGAGAGCGTTAAGTCTTGATTTGGTTGTAACTGATTGCCACCCACCATCTTTGATTGTGAGTTGGTTAGTTGCTGTATCAAGTGAAGCAATGTGATTACCGTGTAGAAAAACGTCAACGTCAGTTGTGATACCGTTTGTTTTGAAACATCTCACGGAAGTGTTTGCCTTTGAGAAGTTGCGTCTGTATCTGATTGCTCTGTTCATCTCTTGCTCAATTTTGCGCATAGTTTAAAGGGGGTAACGTTTGCTATGTACCTATTATAACCGATAGGCAACGGGTGTTAAGATTACTGTAACAATCCTTAATAATCATTCAGGATAGATTGCACTCTGTAGCGTTTAACGTGCTTTCTGTAGTATGATGACTTTTTAGGATCTGGGCCAAGAAAATACTCTAACAGATCAACCTTTGAATCTAATAGAGCGTCATAGATTTCTTTTGATTGCTTTTGATCGTAATTAATCATTTTAAAAGGGGGTAAAAAAAATGGTTTGTAGAGATGCTTACACCAGAGCAATTAACTACTGGGCCGGATCTCCGGATTTCAAGGGTGGGAATAAGTTGCAACTATCGGTGGACTACCTTTCGGCCTACCCGCTTCTCCCGCTTCACTATCCCTGCTCTCTACTCTTCTATTATAAGGGGTTTTGTACCCAATGCGTGGAAGTGTGTGACACATATTTAATTGTCCTCCTTCCACTTGATTTTGCCTTCTGAGTTTGCTATATCAAAACAGATTTCACAAAAGCAATCAACTAACGGGAAATTGTCCCGCCAATCATAATCCTCTTCTAATGGTGCGTCCCAGTAGTAATAAAGATCGGGTTGATAATCATCGGTCATTTTTATCTTTGTCCTCAAAAGATAAAAAATCATCAAAATTTCCACATTTGTCGCAATATGCCATTAGTCAGCCTCCAGATTGAAAGTAATTACAAATTCATTTGTGTAGTCCTGATAATCAGTTACTACAAGTGGGCATTTGTTTAACCACTCTTGAAAGTCCTGATAGCGTTGCTTTGTGACTCTCTCATACTCTAACTCAATGTTGAGTTCTTCGTTTGCTCTCTGTTCCCTTGCATTTGATGTGTTCATGACTCAAATCCCTCCCTAAGTTTGGCAACTCTTTTTTTGACCGCAATTTTGTGAAAGTCAGGATGAAACAGATCAATCAAGTAATTGTATGTCTCATAGTCAAATACATGACCATCAACATCTACATCATTTGGTAAAAATCCAAAATGTACATAATGGTCAAGTGCATATTCTCTTACCAAATTTGCACTTACCCTAGCTGCGTCTAACATACCGATTAGTTGTGACATTAGTTTTCCTCCTTAAAACATTGTAGACTCAATACCATCATAGGTATCTTGAATCGTAAACTCTACACCCATCTCTCCGTAGAAACCTAAATCTTCAAACTGACAGTTTGTTAATGTATTATTCTTCAGATAGTAGAATGTTACATCATCATCACGATCATATTTTGATAGTGCTTCGATTAGTTCTGAAACTTTCATTATGCTACCTCCAAGTCAGATAGGAAACACTCAACTGTCATCATTTCATATTCAATGATGTCTGTCATAATAACTGCATAGTTGTTTAATGGTTGATAAACTACAACATGACCAGTTAGATCATCATGTATTTTTGATTTGACGTTAGAACCAAGTTTAATCATAATGTAATTCGTTTGTTATACTACTATTGTAGTCACTAGGGGCAATAAAACAACCAGCAAATGTGACACTAATTTAACTGTCATATCCCTACTTTAATTGTATGTCATAATCTATAGACTTGATACACCAACCCGCTGCTGCTGTAATTTCCTCTATCAAGTCATCTTCACTATCCGCCTCCCATACACCGAGCGTCAAGTCTCTTAGTTCAATTTCTTCATCAAACGTAAGGTCAAATCCATTAGCATAATCATCATCAAAATCAAATTCAATTTCTTTTACGTTATACTTCATAGTTACCACTCTGCCTTTGGTTGTTTTGCCTGTGCCTTTGCAAGTTTATCTTCATATTCTTTTTTGACATTATGTAATGCTTCATGAGCATCAAATAAATCTTCCCACTCTTCTAGTATATCAGGATTATCCATTTCATATTCTAATACAAACTCAAGTTTGCTATCAATGAAATCAAATATAGAGTCAAATTGTTTATCAGTTAATGTAATTGTTTTCATTATTATAGCTCCATATAAACTTCATCAGGTTCAATAATACCTAACATTTGCATAATTTCGTCATAGGTTTCTCTACCACTAGAGGTCATACATTGATAATCCCAACCTAAGTCTGATAATAAGTCAACAAATTTCTTTCCATTTTTGTTACATAAAACTTTGTTGTTTTCAACTTTAATTGTCATAGGGGCAAGTTTTGTTTTTGTTGTCATGATAAATAAGTCTCCTTTGCCATAGTGATTGATTGAAATAGATTATCGAAAGTTTGTAAATCGAAATCTGGATTTGATTCTGGATTAACCATTTGATTATGTTCACACATGATGTTATAGAGCATCATGTATTGACCTCTAGTAACATCAATGTTGAGTCCTTTTTCTCTAGTTCTCATTTGCGAAATCCTCCCATAGAACTGAACCGCCGTAGAATGTTTTGTCATAACCATACCTGATAACAAGTATGTCTCTTACTCTCTCTCTATCGAGTGAGTCGCCATCGCCCCAAGTAAAATGGTCATCATTACGTCTAGTTATCTCATGTAGATAATCATAGACAGCACCGAGAATATCTACTTTATCAACTTGTTTGTCTGTATCGACATTGAATAGAGGATATAAGGCGTCTTTTTTATCGCCATAGAATGAATAAACATAGTCAACAAAGTCTGTTAACATATCATTCAGTTGAGTTGATGATTGACCTAAGTTCATAGAAACCTCGTTTGATATACTTTATTATAATCGGTGGATAGAAGTAATCCACCGATAGTGTGCCACTTTTTTAAGTGGTTTAAAAGTTTTGACTAAAGATATGCCCGTCAGTACACTCTACATAATCATAGTCTAGGTTATCCCAACTTGCTTTCCAATCTATCTCTATCCAACTTGACATTTCTCTAGGAACATCACAGCAATCCTCTGCTAACTGTTGAGCAAACTCAGCGCCACTCTCATAACAACCTTGATAAGCATCACGGCAACTTGATATGTCAGCAATATCAAAATTCTCTAGGAATGCTGAAACAACATCTATTCCAATGTCATCTACCATATCAGCATACTCTTCAAAATATAATTTGAATTTCTCTTCGCCGTGCTCTTCAATAAAATCAACAAGTTCATCTTCGTCCCAACCGAATGTATTCTCTAGGAACTCTTCGATTTGAGTTTGTGTCTCTTCAGAATAAGAAGTGTAGAGTGGCATAAATCTCCTTTGGTGGTATGTTTATATTATAATCGGTAGAGTTGAGAAATCTACCTTTGATGTGACACTAATATTATTGGCACACCCATTTAATTTTTTTCTCTGAATTGAGTATGTCAAAACAAATCTCACATAAACAATCAGCGTATGGTACAGCATCACGCCAGTTGTAATCCTCTTCTATTGGACTATCCCAATAGTAATATAAATCTGGTTGGTAATCTTGAATACAATGTTGCCCGTCTTTTGGATATTCCAATGCTTCCCTATGGGATTCATCAAAATTTCCACATCTATCACAATACGCCATAAATTGCTCCATTGATTTATGACTCTATATTAGTTCATCAAGGCAACAAATCAATAAAAGATAGACACTAATAAAACTGGCACATCACTACGTTGCCGTGTTCGCCTCCCATATTATAGTGTCATCATATTTACTTTTTCTTTTTTTGATTAATTCTAACTCATTCCAATTTTGCTCGAAACAACATAGGCATACATGAATACGTTTATGTAGAAATGTAGTCAAGTCACATTGATTTCTAGGTTTTGTAGCAATCTCGATAGAGATATATCTCGTAGGCGTCCGCCAACCTCGTTTATGCTCTGCTTCGCTGGCAACAAAATATACCCAACCTTGATGTATATGCCCCATGGCAGTTTTCCAAACGACATAATCGTTGACTTGTGGATTATAACCAACGCTCATTTTTTAGCGTCCACGTTGTAACGTCTCGTAGTCTCTCAACTACAGTAGCATCAGGTGTCCACCCTAAATCTCGCATCTTACTGCCGTCTAGTGCATAACGTAAGTCATGGCCTGGCCTCGATGAGTGAAAGTCAACCATTTCATATTTTAATTTCTTATCTTGTGCTTGAGCAATTATCTGAGCAAGTTTTAGATTATCTAACTCTTCAGCACCTACAATATTAAACTTAGGGCATTTAGCGTTGCCCCATGCCTTCTCAAATTTACCTTTGTAATTGATTAGAAACAATACAGCACTCGCAACATCACTGGCATGTATATAGTGTCTTGAGCCAGGCACAGTTCTCGTACTATCACTATGGATAGTGACTTTCTCGCCGTCTCGTATTCTACGAATACACATTGGAATATACTTTTCTGGGTGTTGTCTCTCGCCAAATACATTCATAGTGTGAGTTATATAAACTGGTAGTTGATATGTATTCTCATAGGCAACTGCTAACTCTTCTCCGCCTGCTTTGGTAGCACTATATGGATTTGTAGAATTATATCTATCATTCTCTTCATACTTGATACCATCAGGAGCTGGCCCAAATACCTCATCTGTGCTGAAATATAAAAATCTCTCTAGGTGGTCAAGTGATCTCGCAAAGTCTAATATATTACAAGTTCCCACCACATTATCCATAACAAACTCCATTGGATAATCAATACTACGATCCACATGAGATCCAGCTGCAAGATGTAGAATATAATCTACCTTACCAATCTCACGTCTTACGAGTGGATTTAATTCTGCCTTGAGATCATGCCAAACTACCTTGACTCTTTTTCTCTCATTCGGTGTACATTCATACTGTAGTATATCATTGAGACGATTGAGATTACCACTATAATCAAGTCTATCAAGTGTGACTATATTCCAATCTGTTTGAGTTAGAATACGGGCAATCAAGTGGTGTGCTATAAATCCAGCACCACCAGTAATCAATGCAGTTTTCATTCGTTTGTTGTATCTTCTAAAATTTTGATAAAGAACCATTGATATGATTCATCATCGCCAAGGGAAAATTCCTCAAAGATAGCGTGTGCTTCATCATACATCTTTAAATCTACTAATTCAGTTAATCTTTGACAATAGTAGTTCTCAATTTGAGTGATGCAATCTTCTTTGGATTTGTCCATGATTATGTATAATAGGGTGCGAGAAACAAAAACAAGGACTTACAACTACTTCAACTATGCAGTATGCCTGTTTTGTTTCCCATTTCCATTATAGAGCATCTAAGTCAGAATGGCGAGCCCTATGTTTAGGTTTATCAACTGTCACAGTTGGTGTATATTCGTAACCATATTTGTTAAGATAGTTTTCAAACTGGTCATCAGGCACTTTGCCTTCCCAATACTCCTTCTCAGTATAAACTCTTTTAGTTTCAATTAATTTCTCAGTTTCTATCTCATCACTCTCATCAGCATTTGTATGGTGTGTGACTTCTTTTAAAGTTTTAAGATAATCTAAAACGTGTTGTCTTATTTCCATAAGTTGTTCATAACAACCTTGATTATGAGCACAACCACGCAAATCGTGGTCTGGTTTTAATACTGACTCTGTGAATAGAGATAATGCTCTATCATATTTGATAGCTGGTGTTTCTTCCCCAACTGAGGCTTGGTCTTTCATTGTAGTAAGATAGTAATTTTACTAATTGCTATTGTCGCTAGAAAACATAACATAATTACAACATCATATTGTTTATATTTGATGTAAAAGGGC